TGCTCTTGAGGTTGCTGGATTAGATATTGAAACTGGAGAGGCTCTGTATAACTTTACAGACAAACTAAAAGACATTAACCCAAAACTTCACAACGAGCAGTCAAAATACTTTGCAGTAGAGACTATGGCTTTGTGGGAATATGGATTTTTGTCTATGGATGTAACTGAGCCAAACCCAATCGTATCTTTAACAGATAAATCCTTTGATCAAAAAGAAATTGCAAAACTAGACAAGCAACATCAGTACACACTAAAAGAGATTATTCGAATAATTCTTAATAAGGAAAAATAATAATGCAATATTTTATTGGATCAGTAATAGCCCTATTAGTCTTTGCTGCCTCATTAAGGGTCATCGTTGACATGTATATGAAAGACTCTGTTGATCAGTTGTTTAAGATTAAGTATAGTCAAAAGCATATACACACATTAATTAGGCCACTTCTTCCACCTATGGATGAAATAAATAGTATGAACAGAAAGCCTAATCAGTCTAAGAATCATATTAAAAATACTCATGTTCGTGTATTAATTATTGACGACAAGGCATACTGGAAAAAGGATAACGTTCTGTATGTTGCAGACATTCACGACAATGATATAGATAGAGATAATGCTATCAGAGTTGACATAATGGGTATGGATAAGGTAGAATTAGATAAGATGTTGTTCATTGTAGACCAACTATCAGAAGGAGTGGATGATGATAATCGCAGTACAGGGAACGAATAGTTTTGATGACTATCAGGTATTCCTAAGAGCCATGGGCGTTGCCCTTTCATCAATGAAAGATGATGATCCATACTTTTATATCTACTCTGCAGGTCCAGCAAGGATTAACTCAATGGTTTCAGAGTTCTCAAACCTTTCGGAAAGAGGAATGAAGTCTAGGGGTAAAAAGTTAAAGCACTACAAGGTTCCACCAAGTTGGTTGAGTGAAAACATGGACTCTATTGGTTACTTTGCTTACCTAAGTAAGCCTAAAGAACCACTGTCCAAGTTAGTCACTGAGGCTCAGCATAAAAATGTTGATGTCGGAATCTATCGTTACTAATAAAAAGGAAAACATGTTAATTAAGTCATTAGAACAAATGGAAACAATCGTTGCACAAAACAAAGTTTTGTCTTGGGATGGTTGGACAGTTCTTGAACGCTACCCTTCAGATAAGGGTAGAACATCTGACCGTGGGGTTTACCAAAATGGTATCTGGCATCTTCAAAAGATGTTCTCTCCTACACGTGATGGATGGGAAATACCAAATAAATATGTGAGGTAAACATGAATAAGCATAAGTGGAAAGACAATGCTTCATGTTTAGATTATGATACAAACATATTCTTTGATAAGTATGAGGAAGAAGAACTTCTAAGACCTGCAGTTGATGATCTATGTATGTCATGTCCTGTTATGAAGTCTTGTTTTGCTGTTGGTATTAGTCAGCAAGAATGGGGCGTATGGGGCGGTATCTACCTTGAAGGTGGAGAAATATCAAAAGAGTTTAATAACCATAAGAGTAAATCAACATGGGGTTCGGTATGGCAACAGTTAACTATGGGTGGATAAAATGTATACAGAAGCAATGAGACGTGCTGCAATGTCACTAACACCACCAAAAGATTTCTCTGTTGAGATCTATGACAATGGAGAGTTTCTTGTTGTTCGTGCTAATGCACATCAGTTTATAAATCTTTATCATGATGAAAAAATACAAGCAGCAGAGTATTTGATTAGATTGAAAAAGGCTTTAGAACAAGAAGGAGCAATGGTTCTTTTGGTACGTAGTGAATTAGGAGATGACACAAAATGATGGATCTAGTAGTATATCTATTTTTAATTTTAATTATTTTTTATATGGTTTTGCAAAATATAAAGACTAAAAGAAAATTCTCTAAAGCAGTTGAGACTTTGTTTCAATTATACATAGATAAAAATATCTCTGATAATCTTGCTAAAGAAAAATTAGAGGAGTTGTCTGTAGAAGATCAAAATAATAAGATAAGCCAGGATGACTTCATTGTGTTTTTAACTCAGTCTAGGCAGTGGGCTTTTGATTATATTGAGCAAACTCAGGCTGCTATACAAGAGTTTAAGGACTCTGCTGGGCCATCCCTTGACTACTTTAAGGAGTATGGTGCGGTAATGAATCTGCCAACAGATCAATTATTTAATCAAATAATGCCAGCGTATGATAAACTTATAGATATGCTACCAAAGGATAATGAAGAGAATGAGATTTAAAGGTAAGGGATACATCGATAACTCTGCTTTTTTTGTTTGTTGGGAAATTGACTGCAAAGAAGAAAGCACAAAGATATGGGCAAATAGTCAGGGCCCAGTAATAGACTTGTGTGACTTTCACTACAATCAAGCAACATATGAACAGGGGATGTAAAATGAAAGATATTATCTTGTCAACACTAACAGGTTTTGGATGCGGTGTCGTGTTCGCAGCATTCAAATTGCCAGTACCAGCACCACCAGTTTTTGCGGGAGTCGCAGGAATTATTGGGCTATGGATTGGTTTTACAATACTAACACGAGTTATATCCTAGGAGGAATAAAATGAATACACAAATTAAGAATGCTCTAGCATCTTACGGAAGATCAGTACTCGCAGGTGCTGCAGCGCTATACATGGCAGGAGTTACGGATCCAAAGGATCTTGCATACTCGCTGCTATCAGCATTAATCCCAGTTGCACTCAGAGCAGCAAACCCAAACGATCCAGCATTTGGCAAGTTGCCAACTGTTGAAGAGGTAGATAGTGTTGTCAAGACTGCGCCAAAGAAGAAGGCACCAGTTAAAAAGACAGCAGTGAAGGCCAAGAAGGGCTAAGGTGTTGGGGGGCTTCGGCCCCCCACATTCACTATGGGTGACTATTCAATAGAACAAAGACTTTTCTATCTTAATCTACTATTAAATGAAGAAGAGGCTTTAAATAACTACAAAAACAATGAACCTTTTAAGTTTAACAGAAAGGTTCCATTTGACATATCCTGGGATCAAATATTTTTATTGCTAGATGAAGACATCAGAAATGATGTGAATACAAACCAAATTTACTATAATGGTAAAGGGTTTAAGATAAGAAAAGCAGACAGAATTAATGAAATTTCTTTATTTGTAGATCAACTAGAATTGTTATTTGAAAAATCTAAAAATACAAAAAAGCGTCCAAGTGATATGCATCAAATATATATAACATTTACAACAGATGAATCAATCAATAGCAATATTCACGATGATAACGATGCTGTATTTTTCTGGCAGGTTAGAGGACAAAGTATATGGCACATATACAAAGAAGAAGCATTGAACAAAGACCTTAAAGACATTACAGAAGACGACATCTCCCATACATTTCATCTTGATGTAGGAGATCTTATCTATTGCCCTAAGTACAGAAGACACAGTGTTATAACTGTTAAACCACGTGCAGGAGTATCCCTAGGCTTTCAAAAGTTAAAACAGTAGTACCCCTGGCAAGAATCGAACTTGCGACGCATGGCTTAGAAGTCCATCGTTCTGTCCACTGAACTACAGAGGTGTGGAGCGGATGATGAGAATCGAACTCACCCCTTCTGCTTGGAAGGCAGAGGCACTACCAATATGCAACATCCGCATCGTACACCAGGTAGGACTTGAACCTACGAATAGCCGAATTATGAGTTCGGTGCCTTAACCAACTTGGCTACTGGTGCATGTTATAAGTATAGCAACTGTACAAAAGTAAGTCAAATCAACATGGTATAATTATTATATGATTGAAAATGAAAACCCAATAATGCCAACCACTACATACCAGGGGTGCGATTGCGAAACCTGCAAGGAATTAAACGTTGACTGCCCAGATTGTCCAGTCTGCTCTGATTCTTCTATGAAGACTGACTCAGAAGTTGCAATGGCCATGTATGACTCATCAATTGGCAAAGCAGATCCTTGTTGGGATGGATACGTACAACGGGGAATGAAGCCAGGAGCAGATGGAAATCCAGTTCCCAACTGTGTTCCAGTTGCAAAAGCAGCAGAAGTTGTATTAGACTTAGATAGTTTTAAGGGTATAGGGAAAGACTATACAAGATCAACCAGAGAAAAACATTCCCTATGATTTTTGACAACACAAATCCAAATTATAGAATCATTAAGAATTTTTTAAATGATCAAGAGTTTACTCAAATAAAAAAAGATCTAGAAACGCAATCAGATGAACACTGGAACTACGAGTTTGACACATACTATCCAAAGCAAGAAGATGTTACAGAAGACTACTGGACTGGCATAAAGGACTGGCGTGGAATGTCTATTAATCTATCACAAGATAGAAAAGAATTATTAGAAAAAAATAACATCAACGTAGAACTGTATCAAAATATACTTTATCTTGCACAAAAGCAGGTAGAGGCTAGGTTTGAGGTAAAGGTAGTAAATGACCAATATCTTTTAAATAGATGGAGAGTTGGCAGAGAGCAAAGACCACATGTAGATTATGTTCTTGATGAAGAAGATAACAATTATGACAACATGCATGAATTTGGAATGACTGATGAATATATAGATCTATTTAAAAAGAATTATAAAACAAAGCATTTTTCTACCATGATATATCTTAATAGTGATTTTGAAGGAGGAGAGTTATACTTTCCTCACTATGATAATCTTCACATTAAGCCAGAAGAAAATATGATGATCTGTTTTAAGGGTGACAGCAATCATATGCATGGTGTAGAAAAAGTAACAAGCGGTATGAGATACACCCTATCACTATTTTGGATGGAGATATAATGCCAAAGAAAAAAGCACATGCGTTTAACCCAATGCAGATTAAAGATGGCTGGATCGTTAGACTTTATAAAGATGGAAGAATTAAATCTAAGATAGAGCCATATCTAGTTAAGCATAACAATGATAAAAATATTTCCAAAAAGCCGTAGTCAGGCTCATCAAGAATCTTTTGTTCTTAATGTACTCAATGAAAAGACTAATGGCTTCTATCTTGAGTTAGGTGCAGGCTGGCCAACAAAAAATAGCAACACCTATCTACTTGAGTCAGAGTATAACTGGAGTGGGATATCTTTTGAGAATGATC